TTGACTACGACCTTGAGTGTGTTGGTTGGGAAGAAGGTACTGGAAAATACAAAGGAAAGGTTGCCAACCTTATTTTCAAATGGAAGAATGGTGAGACCATTAAAGCCATGCTTGGTAAAGGGTGGACACACGAGGATGCTGAATGGCTATTCAAGTGCTGGTCCTGTGGAGAATCAATCAATGGGACACCTCATAGCGAGGGAAGTCCTATTGGTAAAATCTTTCAAGTCTATGCGCTTCAAGAATCCAGTAAGGGCGTGTTAAGACTTCCGAAGGTCGGGGCGCAGAGATTTGATAAAGAGGAGGCAGACGTATGATGAACTACAAAGTGTTTAAAGAGGTGCTTCGGCATCTTGAAGCTGGCGATGAACCCCCGTATGCTCTGCGTCAAGCAGCAACACGGGAAGGAATTAACATTGAAGATCTCAAGCAGATCGTAGGAGATGTAAATGAACAAACTTCGGAAATCAATGGCGGGATTACCGGGCAGTCCTACACGGGTTGGGAAGAAGCCTAAACCTGACAGGCTTCCTACCATACCACCGGATACGTTTGACTTCTTGATGAAGTTACTTAATCCAATCCCAGTTACTCACAAGTCATGCCATGCTGACATGATCAAGAATGTTGTCATTGAAGAAATAAGGAGGGACATTGAAGCCGTATACAATAAGAATAGCTATTGAACTTGATCTGCTTAAGCTTATCACAATCGCAAAGGAATACTTTGAAGAGGCAGACAGATGGAATGGACATACCTTCAATGAGGAAAAGGTTATGGAGTTTGCCATTCACGCAATCACTAACCGGAGTCATAACATGTTCATTGCTGTCGATGCCAAAGGTGAGATCCTTGGTTTCTTTTGGGGTTGCATCACAGGTCAAGCGTGGTCTGATGATCCTATCGGACAGGAGATGTTCATGTATGTCCGCGAAGAGGCAAGAGGTAATGACGTAGGTAAGGATCTTGTTAAAGCCTTCATCAAATGGTGTAAGGTTTCCGGTTGCAAGAGCATTCATTGTGGAGCGCACTCAGGTATCCATGATGACAAACCTGCGGTCTCTATGTATAAATCACTTGGCTTCCAGCTTGGAGGCTATAACTTTAACATGAAACTATAAGGAGGTAACTTATGGGAATGTTAGCACCAGAGCCGGCTGAACCGGCTAAACCGGCTAAACCGGCACAGCGCCCTGAACGTGTAGTAGAAACAGAGGCAGAAGATGTTGTCCTTGGTACGGCAGAAGACGAACCAGGAGATCTCAAGATTCAGGGCAAACGTGCTTTGATCAAACCGTCAGGTGGTGCGTCTGCTGGTGGCGCATCTGGATTAAACGTATAGTATGATTGAAGCCCTGTTAAGAAAGGTCAAGCAGGGTATCGGAACCACATTAGATCTTGGAGGGCGACAAGCTGCCCTCCTTTCTACAAGGAACCAGTACCTTGATAGAGGTCGTGAGTATGGCAGGTTTACGCTACCCTACATCGTACCTGACAATGATGACAAGAACAGAGGTGCCGATGCCAACCAACATGGTTATCAGGGCATAGGCGCTCAAGCTGTCAACCATCTTGCTAACAAATTAACCACTACCCTGTTCCCGGTTCAGCGGTCTTTCTTCAAGCTTGAGTTTGAGAGTGAAGCAAGGGCAGCATTACAACAGGCAGGATATGAACCTACTGAACTATCAGAGCTTCTTGTTGAGGCAGAGAAGAGAGCAGAGACATACCAGACCAAGATAGCTGCCCGTGTCGCTTACGTTGATGCTTTCAAGAACCTGCTCATTACAGGAAACGTCCTGATGTATGCACCGAAGGATGGCAACCTCCAAGCAATTAAGCTGAACAGGTATTGCTGCCGAAGAGATACGTCAGGGAGACTCTGTGAACTGGTCATTGAGGATAAGAAAGCTTTCTCTTCTATGGCACAAGATGTTCAGGATACATTAAGAAAGCTTAAAGGCCCAGGCGTGTGCAAGAAGGATGAAGATGTTACTCTTTATACCTGGGTTATACGCACCGGGCCTGATACGTTCGGGGTGACTCAGTCTGCTCTTGGCGTACAGATCAAGTCATGGCAAGAACTCCCAGAAGAAGACTTACCATGGATTCCCTTGATGTTCAACCATACCAACGGAGAAGATTATGGGCGTGGGCTTGTTGAAGACCATGCTGGTGACTTCTATGTTATTGAGTTCTTGTCAGAGGCTTTGGCTAAAGGCATGGCTCTCATGGCAGATATCAAATACTTCTTACGTCCAGGCTCCATTATTGACATTGATGAAGTGGCAACCTCTCCAATAGGTGAGTGGATCTTAGGTAACATTGAGGACGTTGGTGTCTTACAGCTTGAGAAGTATGCCGACTTCAAGCCTATCAGCGAAGTCCTCAATGAATACAAGAGAAGGATAGGGCAAGCCTTCCTGATGAACTCTGCCGTAAGGAGAGATGCAGAGCGTGTAACCACTGTTGAACTTAGGATAGATGCCCAAGAGCTTGAGACTTCTCTTGGCGGCGTTTACACTTTACTTGCTCAGACTATGCAGTCTCCGCTTGCTCGTCGCTACCTCAAGTCTGTTGGCTTCCCACTCCCACAAGAGAAGGTTATCCCTCAGATCGTAACCGGGTTATCTGCTCTCGGTCGTGTTGGTGATCTGGACAAAATCAAGCAGTTCACTGAGATGATGCAACTACCTCAAGTATGGCCTGCACCTGTCCAGCAAAGGACTAAGTGGGACGTATATGCCAGAGAGGTTGCCGCTGGTCTGTCAATGAAGATGCCTTGGATGATGACTGATGAAGAATGGGAAGCACAGCAGAAGAAGGAATCTCAAGCGCAACAAGCTGGATTGGCAGCAGAGGCACTTGCTGGCGCTGCTGAGAAGGCTGGTCCTGAGCTTATCAACAAGGCCCTTAACCAATGAAAACCACAACTAAACTTAGGCTGATGGTCGCAGTAGGTATCTTACTTACTGTAGCCATCTCCCTAATAGATTTAATTTAAGGAGGATATTTATGCCTGATCAAGTAACTGAACCCGTAGTAGATCCGACTGCAACCGCACCGAATGTGGACCCCACACCTTCTGTTGAGCCTACTGTCGATACACCCACCCAGGACGCAAATCCTGTCGATCCTGTAGCCGATAAGGACAAAGGGGATACAACACCAGGCGAACCGACACCACCGCCCCATATGGAGGATTTAAAGGTCTCCGGGATCGAATACGATGGTGTGATGGTTGATATTGACATCCCGGTCGATATGGCGAATTTTGCCCAGGAGCACGGGTTTGATGCCACGGAGATAGCTAAAGAGATGTACAGCCCTGAAGGTCTCTCAGATGAAACGAGAGCGGCCCTGAATGAGGCGTTTGGGAAATGGCAGGTCGATACTTTCCTTGAGGGAGTAAAGGCCAAAGATACCGCAACCATGAGCTCATTCAAGGATGGTCAGGCCAAAGCCGAAGCAGCAGCAACCGAAGCTTGGGAAGAAACCCTTGAACTGATGGGCGGCGAAGATCGTTGGGCTGACCTCAGTGGCTTTGCTGAACAGAACCTATCAGAAGAAGAGATCAACGAATTTAACGAGGTTATGAAGAATGGCAGTATGCGTATGCAGAAGCTCATGATCGCTGACCTTTGGTCCAAATTCGACTCAGCAGGGAAGCCTGTTGCTCCTGTCTCTCTTGACCTTGAAGATGGTTCCAATAACCCACCGGCTGATGACAACGGTGCCGTAACCCAGGCTGAGTACTTTGAAGCATTCAAGAACGGGGAGTACAGAAAAGATCCCCAGGGTTGGGATGCCCGTAGACAGGCTGGCATGGCAAAAGGCATTTAAGATGCAGTATTCCCTCATTAGTTAATTAGGGACCAGTATAGAGATGACAAGAAATAATAAGAAATAATAAGAGAGTTTAAGAGAGTATTAGTAGCATAGTAGTGTTAGCTTCTACTCTCTAACTTCTTCTATCCCAACTAACACATATATGTAAAGGAGGATTTAACTTATGTCTGGATCTACCACGAACAACCTGACTAACCCTGCTGTGGGCGCTGACGTATCTACCCTACTCATTGAGAAGTTTAACGGGGTTGTCCATGAGCAGTACCTTAAAGGTGAGAACTTGCTTGGCGGCTTCACTGTACAGGACGTTGTCGGTACTAACATCGTATCTGACAAGTACATGGGTGAGACCAAGTTGCAGACCCTTACTCCCGGCCAGGAACCCGAAGCTGACAACTCCACTGAGTTCAACAAGAACGCACTGGTTAACTAATAGCCACGCTAAGCAGTGATGCTTAGATGACAACCCTTTGAATTGCTGGGAAGCCTAAGTCCGAAAGGATATGGTAATCAGCAGCTAAGCTTAAACAGTTACTCTG